CTTTGCTTTTTACGGCACCCTGGAAAGCGTCCGATTTGATCAGGTCATCAACCTGTTCGGCAATGCTCTTTTCGGGCTGGCCCCGGCGTTCGCGGATTTCTTTTACGGCAACCTCGATCTGGTCCACCTGTTTCTGCATCTTTTCGGCATAGTCTTTATCAGCGGCCTTGCCGATGAGCCCCTTGAGTTCGTCAACCTGTGCGGTCAACTTGTCTGCATCCACCTTTTTATCAATGTCCTTTTGCAGTTTTTCAACTGAGGTATTGATATTGTCGGTAAGCTGCTTCAATTCTTTTTCATCCATTTTTTGCTAAATTTAAGTTTTTGAGTAAATAACTTACGGCATCTGACTTTTCAGGCCATACCGGCTTACCACATTTAGGACATTTTACATATCCCATGCCTGCCTCCGGTACGGATAGATAGTCAAATTCATAACCGCATGATTTGCAAGTTATCGGCTCGGTTCCTGTGGACTTCGGCTGCAAAGCAGTGAAACCCGGCAATTTTTCGAGTGATTTTATCAATTGATCCGGTTGTAATTTACCGGCCTTAATTGCTTCTTCAATCTCTTTCAGGAGGTCAGCGTCTGACTTCACGCTGATTGTAGGGGTCATGTGATTTGCGCCCCAGGCGGTCAGGCTCGAAGCCTCCCATAGCTTATATTCCTGAATGATCTGTGCATCCTGATTTTTGTCATGATACGCTTTTACAATGTCATACCGGAATGAATGCTCTGTTATTGCACCTGCTTTGTACATCTCATACACATCCTTGCCTAAAGTAGTCCCCAGCATCAATTTAGAACGCATCCAGGCCCCTTTCTCATCTTCACCCATTTCCTGTACTACACCGGGGACCTGATCTGTTCTGTGATTCAGGACGTGTTTAATCCTTGCCCGGTTATCATTTATCGTTTTCAGAAACGCTCCCTTCATGGTTATATCCCCGTCGGAATCCTTATTCCCGAAATTGGCGAAGTAAAAGGTAACAATACCCTGTTCGTCAATGTCTTTTATATTCTGTGTCAGGCTTTTAAACATCACATTACCCTTTCATAATACATTCCACATCTGCAATTAATGACATTGCCCGCGCTTGCCCCGTGCGTGCTGTCACCGGGATGCATGAGCATTTCACCGCCTACGTTAAACATCGTATCAATAGCAACTTTTTGACCGTCTGCGGCAATATGGGCAGCGCGGCTATCAGCACCACCGGCCCGCCATACTTTACGCATGGGAACACCGGCGTTTTTTGCCGCTGTAAGTGATCCATAATTCACTGCTGCCGTTGTTTCGGTCTGTGCTATCATAATACTTCTATAACGGGCAATTTCCCCGTATTGTTTAGACAGTTCACTTTTTAAGTACCTTGCAATCTTATCGCGTCCCCATCCTTCAGATATTCCTGTGGAGGTTGCATCACGGACAATCCCTAGAATCAGCTTTTCAGTTTCGGCTGTCATCCATGTTATTTTGTATCCAACCACACGCTCGGCATATTCCATCATTTGCTGATCCAGTAAATCCTCCCATAGGTCTTTTTTCGGGATGTTCACCGACTTAACCCCGACCTTTTGCCCCTGCACGATAATCGTTTTCATGGCATCCTTTAGAGGGTCCGGTTTGATAAGCGAACGGACGAACGTTGGAAGGGTTTCCCAATTCGACGCGGCTTCGATAACTGGCCGGGCCTGTTTCAATAACGCTTTCTGAATGATTCGCGTTGCCTTGGCGGTTTGTATGTCAGCCCTGGTAGTCATTCCCCCCTCCACGTGATTGTAATGCCTGTAATGCTGCGTTTGCATCAACCGGCTCGTTAAGCATATCTTCAAGTTCCATACCCAACGCGTCAACTGGTTCCATACCTAAAGCATCCCTGAACTCGTTCCGGCTGATCGCCCGCTTGTCTATTCCGATAGCGTATATTTTAGCTGTTTCCAGTTTGTCCTCCTGAAGTTCGGGTATCTTTGAATAGTCAGGTTTGAACGTATATCCTGCCGCCTTGTAAAGTTCATTCAATCCCTGACAGAACGCAGTCAAGTCCGGCATGACCCTGTTAGTATAGATTGTCCGGGTTGCGGTCCGTAGGTTATTGTACGTGCTGCTAGCTTGGTCATTAAACAGCGTTGAAGGTAGCCCCCAAAGGTTACAGAGTGTCCGCAGGCCATGCACGGATGAATTAACCACATCCAAATCCCGAAGGGTATCGAATCCCATCTTTATCCATGCGTATTTTCCTGCTCCAAATACCGGCACTCCTGCTTTGTCGGACTTACCATGTTTGGCGGTCCACGACTTCGTTAGTTCGGCTTCGGCAAGTCGTCCCATTTGCACATCGGTAATGTCTTCCCTTGTGAGTAATCCAGGAGGCATACCGCGCTCAAACGACTTAGAAAGGATGTTATACCCGTTGTTCTGTGCATTGATAATGTTTACCGCTACCTTAATAGGCGACATACCCCGGAAGTTAGCCCCGTCCTGATAATCCCAATTCTGGAACAGTCTTGTATGCCACACATCAACTACGGGTATTTCCCGGCGTTCACTGGCTATGTCAAACTTATAGCCTCCGATTGGCTTAGCCCAACCTCCTGAAATGATTTCGGTGTGGTGCGACGGCATGATCTCAAACAATGCGGGAAGTCCGGCATTGTTCCCCCCTTGCAGCTTCGGGGTGTAAATGATCGCTTCGCCTGAAAGTATTCCGAACATTTCCCATGCCTGCATGAACTCAAACCATGAACGGTTGTTTGGCACTACGGGGTTAGGCACTTCCTTGTTTCCTTGTGTTACGATAATCGGCACCTGAGCAAATAGGGATACAATCTTCTGAGTTATGGCAAATACGTCGGCATTATTGCCATATCCGTATTCCATGTACTTATTCAATGAAGAATCCCGGCGTAGTGTTGTGCCGGGTGACAGGTATCCTAAAATAGCCTCATATACCCTGTTATCTATGACTATTTCCCGTAATTGCTGCGCCTTTTGATTAAAACGCGTGAATAATCCCATTTGCAAATAGGTTACATTACCTAAATAACGGGGTAATATGTGATTTGTTTACATGCCGGAAAAATATACTACGCCTTGGGCTTTTCCACCTATGAAGTGAGTAACACCCCATACGAGGGCATCCATCCTATCCGGTGACTTCTTGTCTTCCGGTTGCCAGGTGGTCATTTGAAATTCCAACTCAGCAAATACCCGCGAATGATAAACCATGTTTTGTTCGTAGTAAGCGAATACCGGTTCTGCGCGGGTAAACTTCCCTACCGAAGCATGGACCATCTCAACCATGACAGCCTGACTGACGGTATGAATTGTGTTCTTTACCATTTCCCCACCCTGGTTTGATTCAACCACTACACAGTTAGCCCGGTATCGCTCATACGCCGATACAACACGGTTAGCCCATACCGCCGGGGTAAACTTACCGGATAGGTCGTCGAGTACATACAGATATCCGTCTATGCCTTTGCCAATTACAATTATTCCGGTTTCGTCGCTGTCTGTGTTGCTGCTTACTGCCGGGTCAACGGCTACAATGGTTCGTACTATCTGCGGCGGCTCCTTGTACTGTATGTGGCGGCGTTTCCACAGAGCCCGGCCCGCGTCGTCGGTCCAGTAACCTAAAAACAAGTGGTTATACTTTGCAAGGTTAGTTTCTTTTGTCCGGCGGGCGGCTTCTAAAAATGATTCATGTAGCAGGTCCTCATGGTCTGTGTAGCAACTGAAAATGTACGTCGTGTCCCCGTCGCGCCCATTAAAGTCAAAGGGTATTTTACGCGATTTGAAAAAGCGGTTATGAATCCAATGGCTAATATTAGCCGGGTTCATAATGATAATGATCCTGTTATCCTTGCCCTTTTGCCTTACAGATAGGTCAATTGTATCGAAGTCGTTTTCGTCGTCTAGTTCTTCCGCTTCGTCGAGTACAAATGTGGTCAACCCCTCAATACTTTTAAGGTTCGCCGTTTGGTTTCCGCTTGTTGTATGTATACCCCTGAATATAACTTTACTACCCGTTACCCGGTTTACTACGGCATCCTTGGTAATGTCGAAGCATCCCGGTTTAATATACCCCGCGTCCTCCTGTAATTTGATCTTACCGACAAATTCCGGTATTACCGATATATGGGCGGTCATCATCGTATACCTAGAAAGCAGTATTGTATGCCCTGACTCCTTGGTCACATCAACAAGAAATAGACCTGCCGTATATGATTTGAATGATCCACGCCCGCCCGTGATAATGGTGTAACGTGTAGGGTTCGGTTCCCAAAGCGGTCTGAATTTACCGGGAACCTGAATCCTTTTCGATGAAGTCATAAGGTTTGATCTGGAAGGGTTGGCCGCCGGTGGTGTGGTCAAACTCCTGCTTATCCGACCAGCCCATATTTTTCAGGGCAAATATATCTATTGTTCCGCCTGATAATTCGTAACTGTTTTCTACCGCCAACTTGGCTCTTTTGATAATGTACGAATAATCTTCACTTCTCTTGACATAATCATCTAATGATGATCTACTTTCAAAACCAAGCCATAAAGTTAATCCGGTTATCGTTGCTTTTATTTCCTCCTTTTCGCAGTCCTCAAAATAAGATACAACACAATCTAATAACTCTTGTGCCGTTTCAAATTTAGGGGGTCTTCCGTTGGTAGTTATCCCTTTAGCGAACTGGTTCCCTTTTGGCGCAGGCATTATATATTCGCTTTTATCATTTTCCTTGCAATATGCAATTCACTTTTCACGGTTCCGATTGGCTTCCGGGTGTAATGTGCTAACTCAATATAACTGCATCCCATTGCTACCAACCAAATTAGCCTGCGAAGGTGGCGGGGTAATTTCCGAACCTCGCTTCGTAGGTCTCTATCTAATAACGAGCATGAGGTGGGATATGTTTTTTCGGGCAGCGTATATTTTCGTTTCCGTAGGTGGTCAATATATACCGTCCGGCATGTGCAATATATGTAACCTTTAACATTTTCATGCTTTGGCTCCGCTGTGAGTAGCTTTAGGTGTACGTCCTGGATTATGTCGTCGTGGTATGGGTAGGCAAGTCGCTTACAAGTCTTTCGGATAAAGTCGGTGTAAGGGGTTAGGTCCATGCTAAACTTTTTTTGACCTTTTTTTTCTCTCTTTAATTGAAAATGGGTCAAATACAATTTCAACATATACAGTTTCACCTCTTGAGATGCCCACTCTTTTCATTGCAAATCCTTTTAGTATATGCGTTTTTGTGTGTAATCGCAATACTTCGTTTTGATTTATTTCTATTTCTTCAGGTTTTAACATGATTTCAAAGTTAAGTATTTATTTCCATTCAGCAGTCACCTTATCGCCGCGTTTCAGTCCTTCAATCTTACCGTCATGTACGATACACATTTTCTCATGCGGAGATCTGAAGTAATGTTTATTTCCTCTTTTCATGTAGTATTCATATTCAATCCGCCTTGTTACATCACGGACGTCACACGGAACGGAAAGAATTACGTCCGTTCCTATTGTTACTGTGATAGATTGTGTTTGCGCCATAGTTCTGTTGTGTATTATTTCACCCGATACAACCCACCCCCGACATATTCAGCCACGGACCCACCGGACTGATTAAAGAACGCAACCAGGTCAACCGGTGCGACATGGTTCAAGTCTTCCCGCATCATTTGCATTACAAGGTCAGGAGCAACACCGGCGACCGGTTGCAGCAGGAGCGTGGTTATTTCGTGGCGGGTGAGCATTGCGGGCACATTTTGAGTTTTTCAAGCAGTGATTCGTACGTATCATCTTTACGTACAAATATTGTGTAATTCGGCCATCTGATAACAACCATTGTATTTTGAAAATCGTAAAGATTACCAGAATAGTCCTTTGCAAACTTGGTTACTATTTCCCTATTTGGAAAATAATCGGGATCATTTTTTAATTTCATACCTCCAAATATTTAACATTTCCAAACTTCAATTCCGTAACCTTGCACTGTTGGCCGGGGCCGTCCTGCGTCTCCACATACGCGGTGAATATTACAATACTTTGCCCGTGATCGACCAGTTTTTCCTTGTCGCGGGTTATGCCGTTTGATATACGGCCATAGGAGGGGTGGGGTGTAATCATTTTCCCGATTTTTCAAGCAACTTAGCAATAAGCCGTGCAGCGTACAAAGCAGCATACATGTACATAATGAACGCATAAACAATGCCCGATGCTACAATGAAATCGCATACCTTTTCGGCCTGACAGGTTGCATACCAATGCCACCCGTCACGAATCAAAAAAAATACTGTTTCAATAATCCAAAATATCAATGTCATTACTAAAACGCCGCTGGCTAAATCAATTGATTTTGTTATTGTGCTTTTCATAGCTTCATTTGTTTGTGGTTATACGTTGTTTACGATCATAAGGTTACGCCCTGCGCCTTGTAAATCCATTTACACGAAAATACTGGTAATCCCGTTCTGAATCAAACTCAATCTCAGGATGTAATTCGGCAATAATGTAAAACGTATTAAACAAGTCGTCAGGTATTTCGGTTATATGTTGCCAATCCGCATAATTAAGCCTGTGAATTATAGCCATTGTGCGGTTATATTCGGAATTACCCGTAAAATCCGTTTCAGTAAGTTTGGTGTGTTCCGGTGGCGTGGCAGTGGTATCTAAATCCAACTCTAAAACGGTCGTTACCGTTGGTTGTTCCACATATTGCCTTTTACGGGTTTCACGTTCAACTAATTTAACAAGCGACTTTAACCGCGAATGCAATTCTATACGTTTGTCTCCTCCGAAGTGCTGTAAAATACGCAATATTTGGGTGTCGGATGTCATGGATCGTAATTAGTTACAAATTACGTTCATTATTTAAATACTCATTATGTGCATCCCGTTTGAAACAGGCCCACGCGATAAACAGGACTACCAACGCCACGCCAATCAGGATGAACGCTAGCGGGGTGGGTTGGATTTGGTCGATGCGGTCGAGGAGGGAGGTCATGGGGTTGTGGCTTTTTGGATTACAGTAAGGCAGTTTACTTTCAATGCCGCCAACAAAAGCAAGGCTCCGTGTGTGTTGTCTTTCTGAATCATGGAAAGTATTTCATCGCACAATTCAGCGTTCTTTTGGTGTGTTTCAAGTGATTCAGGAGCGGCGGCGATTAAAGATGCATTTGCTTCCTGTTCTTCTGTCGGCACGTTTCGGTAATCAATCTGTACGCCAACCCAAAAGCGATTTGACATAACAGGTTTACCTTTATCACATCCAGTTTGATGTAGTGCGTATACCGTATTGCCTTGTCTAAACCACGGCCCCGGTGTGTGTTTTGTTTCCATTGTTTTCATGGTGGTTATTTTATGACTTAAAAATACAATAGCATAACATATCTGTCAAATTATTGGTCAACGTTTTGGATATGTTTGTCAAAATAATCATCTGGAAAATTTAACACGGCAAATTCTTTATATATTTTTTTTGCCGCTTTATCATAAGCCTTCGCAGCATCTATCTCGTTATCATATACCCCTAAGTAATAATATTTATAATTATGTTTTAAGCTCGCAACATATTTTTTACCCCTACTATGTAAACACACTCCCTTGTATTTTGAAACTCCCTCATATTTTTCTGTATTAGCCTGATTTTGTGAGTAAGTGCAAATTCTTAAGTTTTCCTTGCGATTATCTAACCCGTTGCGGTTAATATGGTCAGTACACATGCCTTTAGGCGTATTCATTATTTCTCTATGCATGGTTAAGTGACGGCCTGTTGAACGTATTCTTCTACATGCATAGTAAGTTTTCCCTCCTTTATATGCGATCCATTTCCATTGATTCAAATAGTCATAATCTCCATCATCAACCATTGCTACCTTACCCTGTGTGAGTTTAATTTCTTTCATTTTCATACTAAATGTCAAATCCCGGCTGATATTCTCGCGGAAATACCAAACCGGGATTCTATGGTTGTTACACCAGTATCTTTAATGTTCCGCGAGAAACACAATACGAATATATTACTTTTGTATGAAATATACAATATGTTTACAATTTATTTTTTACTTTTTACTCTTTTTACGCATATCCGAACATTTAACATGCCTTACCCTTTTCTCCCACTTCCCTATCTGCCACGACACCCCAAACCTGCTTTCCAGGTACGGCCTGCCAGTGGTTAAGAACGGATCGGTTAACGCCAACACGGATAACCTGCCACGAGTTACCATTATGCCGAACTCCATACTGTACCGGCGTAAATATTCCGCGTCTGGCTTAGTATTCCATACATCGGTATGGTTCAACCCTATTAGTAAACGCGCCGTTCCCTTGTCGCCCTTTTCAGGCTTAAGCGATATTCCCCCGCCACCGGAAACCTTTAGCGTGGCTCCCACGTCCCGGATAGGTCCGGCCATAATCGAAACATACGGGACAATCTTTGGAGGTGCTTGGATAACCCATACTGCACCGGGACGCGGGAAATGGGGTTCGATGGTCGGGAATAGCTGGCTGAACGCCGGAGCGAACAGGGACAGAAATAGGATGGTGAGTAGCGGTTTCATGATTCCTCCCCTATAAACATAGCAATAGCGCAACACGTGTATATTATTCCCAATATGACGGCTAATATTCCTCTAGCCATATCAGACCATTGCCCAGGATTACAATTCCAGTTAGCAAACGCAAACACGGCATATAACAGAACCGTTGAAATAATTACGACTATCGCAAATATTAATGCGTTCATTAATGCATTTTTTGTTTTCATATCTCTTGTTTTACAGGTTAGTATTCATTTTCTCCAACTCCCTCCTGATCCACCCAGGCGCACTTCGTTTCCGATTTTTGTACTGCCAATAGGTGACGGGGTGCAATCCAAGACGGGCGGCAGCCTCTTTGCTGTTTAGCCCGGTTGCGCGGCGGAGTTCGTTGAGGGTCATGGCTTTGGTTATTTGTTTCGTTTTATTGATTCCTCACAGTACTTTATTATCCGGTCGCCGTACTTCTGAGCGGCGGCAATACGGCGGCGGGTCATGCAGGCGGCACCACATCCCGTACCAGCGAGCAAAATTCATCCACGGATCGAATTACAACATACTGAAATCCGGCCCTTTCTACTGTTGCCTGCCATGCAATCTGTTTAGGGCTTTGCCGCCCGGTGGCTGTTTTGAACTCTACAAATACAGCACGTGCCTCCACCCCCATACGCGTCGGGATTAACAAACACATATCCGCAACTCCGGCAACGCGCCCCATTGCTTTATGTACAACTCCGGAGACTACAGAATTTGCGTTATTATGCACTTCAAAAAATAACCCCCTCATGTGCGGGTAATGGTTATGTAAGTGCATGTAACATTCCTGCTGTAGCCTGGATTCCGTGTATTCCGGTATGGTTCCTGTTCCGCCTCCCGCGACTGCTCGTATTGTCATGGTTCGGTTATATTATATCGTTCAGCTTGTAAATGTCTCCAATATGGCTTATATCCCATCATTTCGGCATATTCCTGTAGTTGTGTTTTCGTGGTAAGCTGCCGTAAAAGCCATCCCTGTTTATACCCGCGCGCTGTGCGTATTGCTTCCATTTCCTGCACTGTCTGTGCGCGGTGCATTTCCAGTTGTATTTGCCGGTATTCCATTTCCTGCAATTCCATTACCCGGCGTTCCTCTTCAGATTGTACCCATTCATACCCGCAATATTCACATATTTTCACGCCAACCGAAACCAGCGCACCACATTTAGGGCAATCTTTTATGGGATAAACACCCTGTTTATCTTCACGTTGCTTTCGTGTTTTATCATTTTCAAGCTGCCAAATGCGGTCCACGTGCCAAAATCCGTGTCGTATCACATTATTCCCAAAGTCTAATATGGTAAACTCTTCCTTTTCTGTTGTCCGGCGGCTTCCACGTCCCAGCATC